GCTGCAACTAGACGATACAAACGTAAGATGCAGAAGCGTATGGAAGAACTTGGTTATTAAGAGGTGAATCATGGCACGGCGTGCTAAAGTGGAGACTGACTCAACACTACCTAAAACTCGTAAAAGACGTAAACCAATGACTGCCGAACAGAAGGCAGCCGCCGCAGAACGTCTTGCGATTGCACGAGAGAAACGTGCCAAAGCAAACCCACCAAAATATACAAACATCCATCATACTGTGGTTGCTCTTGATGAAGAACACATCATGTCTATGAAGAATGTTCAACGATGGATTAAGACACAGAAAGAACTGTTGTCAATTGCAAAGAGTGATGTTAGGCGCAAGTTAAAGGGTGCAGAGGCTCGTGTTGCTTCTCACGAAGGATACATTCGTAATCTTCATAGGTATCTTAGGGATGGTGATTACTGTGATAGTTTCTACGGCGAACACCAACAACACAGATGCAAGACAGTGTGTCGAGTTATGGCGTACAATCCAGATGGTACACCAAAGAGAAGTGTGGGTGTCTGGTATCCAGACATTGGCTGCACTTGGACAAGGGAAATGGAAAATGAGTGATAACGACAATGGAAAGATTATTCAGTTTCCAACGAAACTAAAATCTCATGGAGATGTAAAGATAAGTGATAAGGCAATCAGATTGCATACTGATTTGAAATTTGCAGAACATCTTTGTGAAGGCCTCGTTGTAAACATGATTGCGAATATGAACGAGAATGGAATGGATACAGAAAATGCAGAATTCATTAAAGATATAGGTTTTATGATTGAGGTTGTAAAGGCAACTATCTATAGAGACATGGGTGTAAAACATCCTATGCAAGAACTTGTTGACATTTTTGTACTTTCGGAGTATGATGAGACTCAAGGAATTTACACTGAGTTTGATTTGGATTTGGTGAAAGAAGTTATTAATGAAATAGCAGGAGATGAAAAAGATTAGTTATGATATTAATTGATATGAACCAAGTATGCATCAGTAATCTAATGATGCAGATAGGTTCTAAAAGACAAAATGATGTAGATGAAAGCCTGGTTCGTCATATGGTTCTCAACTCACTTAGAATGTATCGTTCTAGGTTTGGTGAAAAGTATGGCGAACTTGTTCTTTGTTATGATAGCAAAAAGTATTGGAGAAGAGAATACTTCCCCAACTATAAGTCTAATCGTAAGAAGGACAGAGAGGCATCTGGACTAGATTGGAATCTAATCTTTGAAACACTGAATAATATTCGTGATGAGATTCGTGACAACTTTCCATATAAAGTAATAGAGGTGGAAGGTGCAGAGGCTGATGATTGTATTGCTACAATAGTTGATTATGTTTCTAAAACACCTACTGCATATGAAAAGGTTCTTATCCTATCTGGTGATAAAGATTTTATTCAGTTGCAAAAACACAACTTTGTAAAGCAATTTTCACCTGTTTTAAAGAAGTTTGTAGACGGACAAGACCCTCACCTATATATTAGAGAACATATATTGAAGGGGGATAGGAGTGACGGTGTACCTAACTTCTTATCTGCTGACGATACATTTGTAAACGAGTTGCGACAGAAACCACTGGCCAAGAAGAAAATCTCTACATGGGTTGAACTTGAACCAGAGGATTTTTGTACAGAAGAAATGATGAGGAATTATCAACGCAACAAAACATTAATTGATTTGGAATGTATTCCTAGTGTTTTGAAAGAGAAGATACTAATAGATTATCTGAAATCACCAATTGGTGATAGATCAAAACTACTGAGTTATTTCATATCAAAAAGATTGAAGAATCTTATGAACGATATTGGAGACTTTTAATATGAGTAGAACGCATACACCTCTACTTTCTGAGGTACTAAAGAAAGTGCATAACGCAAAAACTAAGGATAAGAAGATTTCTATCCTAAGAGAGAACGACAGTGACCCTCTTAGAATGGTTATTAAATCTTCTTTCGACCCTAACATCGAATGGGTATTCCCAGAAGGTGAAGTTCCTTACAAAAAGAACGATGTTCCAGAGGGAACAGAACATACTGTTCTGAGAAAAGAATGCAGAAAGCTGTTTAGATTCATCAAAGGGGGTGACAATACCATACCACAGTTTCGCAAAGAAAATCTTTTCATTCAAATGTTGGAAGGGTTACACGAATCTGAGGCTCAACTTATTATTGATGCCAAGGATAAAAAACTGCATCAGGTTTACAAAGGACTATCTGATAATGTAGTTAAAGAAGCATTTGGTTGGAATGACCAATATATCAAGGAAACCTAATATGAAAGAAAATTATCAAAATTGTTTGGAGATTATTCTCCATCACGAAGGCGGTTATGTAAATCATCCAAAAGACCCTGGCGGCGAAACTAACCTTGGTGTAACCAAAAGGGTTTATGAAGAATGGGGTGGAACTAAAGAGATGAAAGATTTAGAAGTCTCTGATGTTGCTCCTATCTATGAGAAAAACTATTGGGGGCGACTAAAATGTGACGATATCCCATCTGGGCTTGACCTCTGCGTATTCGATTTCGGAGTAAACGCTGGTACAGGACGTAGTGCAAAGTATTTGCAGACAATGATTGGAACAGTTGCAGATGGTGGCATCGGCCCAAATACACTAAGAACACTTGGTGAGTATATTGATGAACATGGTCTTGAAACAACTATTAAGAACTTTCAAGAAGCCCGTCAGTCATACTATGAGAAACTATCTACCTTTGAGACATTCGGTAGAGGGTGGACTCGTAGGGTTCTAGAAACTACATCTTCTGCTCTAAAAATGTCTTGACAAAACGCCTAGTTTTTAGTATTATATAACAGTTGGGGGTTGTTGAACTCTTCTCTCTCAAACTCTCTCACTCCCCCCAACACAGAAATCCCCTGAGAAATCAGGGGATTTTTTTTTTGAAAAGCTATTGACAAATGTGGTTTGTTTTGATAGCATATAAGAGTAATAAGAAAGGTGATTCGTATGAATTATATTGAAGTTATCGGTGGAAACAAGTTTCAGAAACATACTGCTGAAGTAGTTGTTGGACAGATGATTCAAGCTCTTATGCCTAGAATGAGAACATTAGAGATTACAGTCAACATCAAAAAACTGACAGGTGATGCTGTTGGTTGGTGTATGATGGAAGATACTAATCGTGAATTTACGATTGACGTTCATAACAAACTGACACTGAAAGATTTTGTGACTACTATCTGTCACGAGATGGTTCATGTTAAACAGTACGCCCGTAAAGAGACTTGTGGTTATGGTAAGAAGTGGAAGGGTAAGAAGATTGCCCCTAAGACTGCTTACTATGATTTACCTTGGGAAAAGGAAGCGTACAAACTGCAAGACAATCTTGCACAACTAGTATGGGATGCAGATGTACTCTAAAGAAATAAGAAACAGGATTAAGTTATCAATAGCCGCATATGCATATGAGTTTGAAGATGATGCCATCATGTCAGACCATCAGTTTGATGAATTGAGTTTGAAGATAAACCCAGAGGAAAAAACTGGAAATGATTTGATGGATAGGTTCTTTAAGAATCATTTTGAAGCACATACAGGAATGTGGATTAGAAAACATCCAGAGATAGGTAAATTAGCAACAATCTACAAAAAATACTATAAAACTACTTGACAATGTGTTGACTGTCTGTTATAGTAGCTATGTAAGATGAAAAGAGAGGAATAAATTATGGGTAAATTAAAAGGTTACATTATGGACATTGAAGAGGATGTCTATTCAGTTGAAGGTTTGGAAGAGAAGATTTCTGAATCAGAAGATGTTTCAGAGGTGCAGACTTTTGTAGTTGATGCACTTCAATTGAAAACCTCATTTGACATTGAGATTGCCAAGGATGCAGTCTCTAGTATGTGGAATGAAGGTTGGGCATATTATCAGTAAGAGAGAGGATTATATTATGACACAAGTTGCAGTTATTCATACAGCATTTGAAGATACCCCACGAACAGTTGCGTTTGTTGAAGTGGGTGAACGAGTTGGTACAGAGGCTCTTGAGTATGCGTACCGCTGGACACAGAATATCTTTGACAGTTGGTCATTGAAGATGCCAGAAGATGGTAACGAGAATGTCACTGTTATGGGTGAGATTGTCGATGGAATGGGAATTCGTTCTACATCAGTCGGCGATCAGATATTGTTTGGAACTACAAAGTATAAAGTTGCTCCCTGTGGTTTTGAAAAGGTTTAGTTCATTATTGATTATATTTACACTATCTGGTTGTGTATCTACGCCCGAATTGGTGATTGAAATTTACCAGAAGTGTAAATATAGGAATGATTGTATTGGTGATAGAATAGGAGAAATGTTT